CAGATGCAAGTGGATATACAAAAGTTCCAGTAACTCATGTAGTTTCTAATGGTACATTTTCAAATACCGATGGTATTGGAGTACACTTTAGTTATTCAGGTGTTGATGGTTCAGGAAACGTATCTACAGATGGCGTACAAACTTTAACAAACAAAACTTTAACTTCACCAAAAATAAATGAAGATGTAGTTATGTCATCTACTGCAACAGAATTAAATAAATTAGACGCATTAAGTAGAGGAAGTATTATTTATGGTAACTCTAGTGCAGCTACAGCAGTTTTAACAAAAGGTAGTGCTAATACAGTATTAACATCAGACGGAACAGATTTAAGTTGGCAAGCTGCATCTTCTGGTAGAACAGGAACAGTTGATTGGTGTACAACAGCAAAGACTTCAAGTTTTACAGCAGTTAATGGTGATGGTTTTTTTGTTAATACAGCAGGCGGAGCAATAACTGTAACACTTCCAAGTTCACCATCAGCAGGAGATATAATAGCTTTAAAAGATTACGGAAACACTTGGAACACAAATGCAGTAACACTTTGTAGAAACAGCTCTAAAATTAATGGAGTTTGTGCTAACGCTGCTTTAGAAACTAAATCACAATCTGTAACTTTAATTTATGTAGACGGAACAAAAGGTTGGCAAGACATTCATGATTCAACATCAAATGTAACAGGTACACCTAATTTTATAGTAGCAACTGGTGGAACAATAGTAAATTGTGGAGATTTTAGAACTCATATTTTTACAGCAGATACAAATTTTGTAATTGATACTGCTCCAACACCAGCTAACAATACAGTTAATTATGTAGTTGTTGCAGGTGGTGGTGGTACAGGTGGACATGGACAAGAAGCTGGAGGAGGAGCAGGTGGTTTTAGAATGTTCTCATCAGCACCTGGATCAAACTCACCTTTAAATGCACCAGCAGGTATACCAGTTTCAGCATCTACAACTTATGCAATTACAGTTGGTGGTGGAGGAACAGCAGGTGAATCAATAGGTGTTGCAGGATCAAATTCAATTTTTTCAAGTATAACTTCTGCGGGAGGTGGAGCAGCTACAGGAAGTAATGTTGCGGCACCAAGTTTTGCTGCGGGATCAGGGGGATCAGGAGCTGGACAAAGAGGTGAAAATCCTAATGGACCAAGTGTATTTAGTGGTAACACGCCACCAGTATCACCCTCACAAGGTAATCCTGGAGGAACAGGTGGTGCGCCACCAGGTAATAGATCATCAGGTGGAGGTGGTGGAGCAGGTGCAGCTGGTGCTAATCATTCTGGTAATAATGCAGGTGCAGGTGGTGTAGGTAGTTATATTGCAGATTCTTTTTTTAGTCCAACAGCTCCAAGTTATGGAACTCCAGGTCCAGTAAGTTCAACAAGATTTTTTGCAGGAGGTGGTGGTTCAGGAGTAGAGGGAAATCCAGCAGGTGGAGCAGGTAATAATTCAGCAGGTGGAGCAGGCGGTGGTGGACAAGGTGGTCCAGGTCCAACATCAGGTGGAGCAGGAGGAGCAGGAACAACAAACACAGGTGGAGGTGGAGGTGGCACTTCAAGACAAGGACCAGGTGCTGGTAACCCTTCTTCAACAAGAGGTGGAGCAGGTGGATCGGGATTTGTAGCAATAAGATACAAATTTCAATAGTTGAAATTAATTAACAAATAAAATATAAGGATAAACATTGTGGCACATTACGCAAAATTAGGAATAAACAGTAAAGTTATAGCAGTACACGTTGTAGCTGATGCTGATTGTCAAAACGCTGATGGCATTGAAGATGAAGAAGTAGGAAGACAGTTTTTGGAAAGAATCCACAACTATCCCTTTTGGAAAAAAACATCTTACAATACAACAGGTGGACAACACAAAGACGGCGGAACACCTTTAAGAGGTAACTATGCTGGTATAGGTATGACTTATGATGAAGATAACAATATTTTTATTCATAAAAAACCTTACGCTAGTTGGATATTAGATGTTCCTACAGCTAATTGGAAATCACCAATAGGTGATGCTCCAGATTTAACTGCCGAAGAAACTTCACAGAATAATGCTGATACTCATAAATGGAGTTACAGTTGGAATGAAACAAATCAAAGTTGGGATATTCAAAATTTAAAAAATTAATTTATGCAGAAGGTGGTGCTGTCAGAAATACATTTAATTAATGGACCAGTTGATTTACCTAAAGGTTTTGAAATAGATAGAGATAAAATTCAAAAAGACATTATTAAATCTTTTGTTAATAAAAAACGAATTAATACAAATCCAAAAACATATTCATATAAAGATTATCAAGTTCCTTTTTCACAACCTTTACAATGGTTTCAAGATTACATACGGGATCATATTAATTGTGAATATAATTTTACATTAGTACCAAAAAATATTCATGGTAATGTAATGCACCCTAAGGAACAATCATTTTTAAGAAATCAAATAGAACCTGTAGATTTAATAAATTCACCTGATTATACTTTAATCTATGCAGTAGATGTAGAGGAAAATTCTTGTGAGTGTATTATAGAATATGATGATAACAGAAGAAAAAATAGAACTTGGCACGTATCTATGAAAAATAATAATTTTATAATGTTTCCTGCTACACAAAAATATTTTATTAGCGAAAATAAATCTAACAAATTAAATATTTTTTTAACTATAAATTATGAATTTATCTAATTATTATTGGTATTTTAAATCTGCAATACCACCAAGAATATGTGATTTAATTGTTCGGTATGGTAAGTCAGAAAAAGAAAAAGAAGTTATGGCTATTACAGGTGGTTTTAGTAAAAATAGAGATTTATGTAAAACACCACTTACAAAAGATGAAATTAAAAATTTAAAAAAGAAAAGAGATTCAAAAATTGTGTGGTTAAATGATAGATGGATATACAAAGAAATACAACCTTATATACATCAAGCAAATCAAAATGCTGGTTGGAACTTTGAGTGGGATCATTCAGAATCTTGTCAATTTACAATATATAAAAAAGGTCAATACTACGATTGGCATTGTGATAGCTGGGATGAACCTTATAAAGAACAAGGACCAACAAATGGAAAAGTAAGAAAACTATCTGTAACAGTAACCTTAACTGATCCTAAAAAATATCAAGGTGGTGAATTAGAGTTTGATTTAAGAAATCAAGACCCTAATAAAAAACCAAATATGAGAACGTGTACAGAAATATTGCCTAAAGGTTCTTTAGTTATATTTCCAAGTTTTGTGTGGCATAGAGTTAAACCCGTAACCAAAGGAGAAAGAAACAGTTTAGTCATTTGGAATCTTGGCTATCCTTTTAAATAATATGGATAATATAAAACAAGGTGGAAGTAGTACACCACAAAAATTTAAAGAACACGTAGATTTTAAATCTGCTTTTTATTTTCAAACACCAGTATGGATTGCAGAAGCTCCAATGTTTTTGAAAAATTCAATTAAATTAACAGATAAACTTTTAAAAAAAAGTGAAAAATTATTAAAAGATAAAATAAAGAATGATCCTAAATGGAAAAAAGAAATAGGTGATTTTGGTTTATCAAATCATAGTGAAAGTTTTTCACAAGACCCTAAAGCTAAAGATTTAGTACAGTTTATTGGTCAACGATCTTATGAGTTTTTAGATTGGCAAGGTTTTGATTTAAAAAATCACAGCTTACACTTTACAGAATTTTGGGTACAAGAATTTAGTAAGAGAGGTGGTGGTCATCATTCTACACATCAACATTGGAATCAACACGTATCAGGATTTTACTTTTTAAAATGTAGTGATAAAACATCTTATCCTATCTTTCACGAACCAAGACCTGGTGCAGAGATGACAAAGTTACCTTTAAAAAATCAATCACAAATTACAATGGGTACAAGTCAAGTGCATTATAAACCTAACCCAGGAACGATAATTATATTTCCAGGTTATGTTCCTCACGAGTTTGTAGTTGATGCTGGAATAGAACCATTTAGATTTATTCACTTTAATATTAAAGTTGTTGAAACAGCAATATCAAAAGAAAAGAGTATTAAATGAGCTTTCAAAAAAATAAATACTGTGTCATTCAAGAAGCCGTACCAAAAGATATAGCAACTTTTGTTTACAATTATTTTTTAATGAAAAGACAAGTAGCTAGAACTTTGTTTGATGAAAGATATATATCAAATTTTACAGAAGAATGGGGAACGTGGTCAGATGAACAAGTACCAAACACTTATTCTCATTATGCAGATGTGGCTATGGAAACATTACTTATAAGCACTTTACCTGTTATGGAAAAAAAAACAGGACTTAAATTAAATCCTACTTATTCCTATGCAAGAATATACAAAACAGGAGATATATTGCAAAGGCATAAAGATAGATTTAGTTGTGAAATATCTACTACTTTAAATCTAGGTGGTGATCCTTGGTGTATTTATTTAGAACCTAAAAAAAATGTAGGTATACCTGATGGTAAAAAAATAACATCATCTAGTAATAATAAAGGAACTAAAATTATTTTAAAACCTGGTGATATGTTAGTTTATAAAGGTATGGAATTAGAACATTGGAGAGATGAATTTCAAGGTAACGATTGCGTACAAGTTTTTTTACACTATAACAACCAAAAGTCTAAAAATGCTGATAAAAACATTTATGATACAAGAAAACATTTAGGACTACCTGCTTGGTTTAAAAAATGATACTTTTAATTAATGAAGTTTATATTAATTTTAAAGGTATGTTCTATTGTACACATGGATTGTTTACCCTCAATAAACGATAGTTTTGTATTTAATTCTTGGTCAGAATGTGCTAGTGCAGGTTATCTACGTTCTATTAAAATAATAAATAGTATGGATAGTAATGTAGTGAACGCAAATAAAATAGTTGTAAATTTTAAATGCGTACAAACAGAGGAATCATAGGAGAATATTATGGATAAAATGATAGGAATATTTTTAGAAGAGATAACAAACTTTTGGGAAAAAGTAAAAAGCTATGTCAAAAACAAAATTAAAAAAATTGTCTGCAAGTGCAAATGCACAAAAGAAAATTAAAGATTACGCAGAAAAAAACAATAGTGTTCGCATATCATATCATGAAAAGGTATGTGCTGAACGTATGAAAACTTTATTTAAAGCTATAGATGAAATGAGATTAGATATAAAAAATCTACACTCTGATATGAACAAAGGAAAAGGTGTTATAAATTTCCTAGTTGTTATTGGCGGCACACTTGCTGTCATTCTAGGTTTTTTTAAATGGGATGGCTAGACGCAGACAAACAGCTTCTGTTGGTTTATACAATGAACTTATTGCACAGGCTAAATTTGCTCAAGACCCAAACAAAATTGTGTTTGTACCAGCTATGGGTAAAGGACCAATAGACATGGTAATTTTAGATATAGACACAGGTGAATATCAGGCTTATGATGTCAAAACTTCTAACTATAGAAAATCTGAATACACTCCTAAAAATAGAAACAAACCAGTAAAAGCAGGAACTCTAATCAATAGACCATTAACAACAGAACAAAAAAAATTAAACGTAAAAATATATTATAATAAATAACATGGAATCAGTTGAAATTATAAACGAATATAAAGACCAAGTTAGAATTTTAAAACAGCAAATTAATGAATTAGAAGATGCTGGAAAATCTAAAGATGCTGCTAATAAAAGATGTTTGCAAAAACTAGAATTTTCAACTACAGATTTAGAAAAGGCATTAGTTAAAATAAAAGAATTAGAGGAAAAAATAAAAGGATCAAATGATACCATATAGATTATTATTTAACATAGGCTCTAAAGCTGCTGGAACTTTTATGCAAAGACGTAAAGAAAAGAGTGAAAGAAAACACTCAATAGCTTTAGCAGAAATGGAAACAGGAAATGAAAGAGCAAAAAGAAATGGCTCTTTGTTTTTAGATTTAGTATTGGGTATGTTTATATTAGCACCTTTAGGTATTCTTGCTTATGCTACATTCTTTGGAAACATAGATATGTTGGCAAAGGTAGAGTTTTATTTTGAACAATTAAAGAACATACCAGAAGTATATCTATATTTAATATTTATAGTGGTAGGTGGTAACTACGGAATATCAGTTACTAATTTACTATCTGGAAAGAAGTTTAAAAAATGAAAAGTATAATGACCAATTCAGTACAACAATACAGTAAAAAAATAAGTTTATTATCACAACAAACAGGTAAGGTTAATGGCAAGAAAGTTCAACGCAGACAAAGTAGTACACGAAAGAATCGCAAAAAGTACTAGCCTTGGTAGACGACCTAAAACGTCATCAATGAATAAAAGTAAAAAAAGAAGCTGGAAAAAGTATAATTCTCAAGGAAGATAGTGTAAATATCTGATATGAAAAAAATAAAAAAGCCAAAAAGTAAACTAGAATGGTTTAAAAAAAACATAGTGATTGTACCTGTGGTAGCAGCAATCATAGCTGGAACTTTTACCTCTGTTAGATACGTACTATCTTTAACAGATACTATTACAGCTAACCAAGAAACTATTCTTAAACTAGAAGAAAAAAATAAAGCATCTGTGGCTGACATCTACGATCTTAAAACAAGACTTGCGGCAGCAGAAGCGACATGGACTATGGCAGAAAATCTGTATCGCCAGTTAAGCGACAGTGTACGTGAAAATTCCTATGACATTAAAGACCTTACGAGATAATTTATTATGGATTATATTTTTTCTTTGTGTAACAACTTACGCAGAAGCAAAGAATGAATATTTAAATGATGGTAGTTATGCTTGTGAAAGAGGTAGCTTTGAACCTTATACTGAAGTTAGACAAAGAGAATTTAAGACAGGCACGAGTAGTGAGTATCAAGACCAAATAGTAGGTTTTAGATTTCGTATGCCTTTAGGTGCTGTATGTGATGAAGACTACATTGCAGAGCAACGAAAGAAAAGTAAATTAAAAACCCAACTTGAACTTATAAAAGAGTGTAAAAGAATACCTGTAATTAATCCTCCACCTGTAGAGTTTGCAGAGTTATTTAATATGTGTAATAAGCTAGGAGTGGCAGGAATAGTAGAAGATAAAAGACCAGAAGGTAGACATTGGGATAATTTAAAAATAAAATACTTAAAAGATAATCCAGAAATAATTATTATGGAACAGGCAATGCCAAATGAAAAAATTAAATAAATGGATCATACCTTTAATGGCAAGTATTTTAATGGGTTTGTCTACATGGATGTTAATAACATTAGTTGAACTACAAACTGTTGTGGGTATGATACAACAAGAACTACTTTCTTTAGACAAAGTCTTTGGTAGAATTTACGCACACATGGATAGATTAGCAAAATAATGTATTGTATAATCTGGTTAAGAAATAACGTGTGGCAAATATTTACTAACGAAGTGTGGATGACCAGAAAAGAAGCAGAAGAGTATGGTCAAAGAAATAAATTTAAAAAAAAAATACAATGGAAAGTATTGTGGTATGACAGAAAATATCATGTATAATATATTATGGCTATAGACTATAGAGGAGAAAAATTTTCGGGTTACAATAAACCTAAAAATGCTAGAACTAAAACTAAGAAGTTTGCGGTACTGGCAAAAGTAGGTGATCAAGTAAAACTTATTAGATATGGTGATGCTAATATGACTATTAAGAAATCAAATCCTAAAAATAGAAAGTCATTCAGAGCTAGACACCGATGTGATTCTGCAACCAGTAAGCTCACAGCTAGATACTGGTCTTGTAAAAAATGGTAAGAAAAAAAACTTGGGTTAA